GGTTTGCTTGCCGATTGCTCGGCCCACTTGCGCTCTAAGGCGGTCATGTTGATTACGGGAACTGCTACGGCTTCCATGGTCTTCCTTTAAGAGAGTAAATCGTCGACGTCATCCGTGTACTTTCGCAAAATATCTTTCACGGAATCTTCAACCATTCTCAAACCCTCAAGGCGACCCATCATGAAACGATACCGCTCCATGTCTGTGATGGTGCCGTTCAGAACAATCTGTTTAGATTGTTCTTGGAGCTTCCTAATTTCCTTCAGAACTGCTTCTGCAAATTCGAGCATGGTGATTCCATGAAAAGCAGGTGGCTCAATGCCCCACCCGTTAGCACTTACTGACTTGTTAGTATATCTTAACCAAACGATTGCCGTCTCGCTTTTTAATTTCAGCCACCGGACCTTTCACGCCCTTGGGCGTATTTACCGCGCCGCCTCTGGGCAGCTTAGGCTTGCTAACAGGCTTTTTACGGGGACCTTTTTTAAGTGGCATGGCACCCTCCGGGTTAGTTAGGTTGGTTTAGCTTGGCCTGCTGCAGTTGCAGCTTCTGTTGATCTATTCGCATCGCCTCTTGCTGCTTCTGAGTATCAAGCGCTAGGCGCTGCTGGTCAAGGTTTGTGCGAGCCTGGTCTTTCTGTGCGCGGTTTTGGATTTCCTGCTCCTTGAGCTTGATCAACGGGTCAGGGCCCTCCTCGCCGCCAGTCATCTCGTCCTGCGTGGAGCGAACTTCTTGCATGTAAACAGCGATTTTAATTGCAATCATGCCTTCTTTTTGGATGGCAGAGACCATGCGATCCGGGTCAACCCCGTAGGCCTTGAAGATCTCGGCTTCCACGTCCTCTTCCGCCTTTAGTCGCACGTGATCCAAAATGTGCTTTTGCAATTCAACAGCAGACATGGGGTTGGCCTGCAAAACAGGTGACAGGCCCATCATCAGGTGAGTTGCAATGTGCGCATCGTGCTGCTGCCCAGCAAACGCTTTGAGCTTCATGTTGTTGAGCACGTCGCTGTTCTCCGACGCAGGGTCGCGGGGCATGTTGGTGTTCTGCGGCAACAGCACCCCGTCAATGTCACGCACGTTGAGCGCCGCGTACATGCGGTAGTAGGCCTCATACATGTTGTGCATGTTCGGCGCGCTTTGGGCCAACTGCAACTGCATCTGAGCCAGTTGAATACGTTGAGCGGAGCTAAAGATGTTGGGGTCAGCGACCGGTTGCACCGACACCATGGTGTCAAAGTCCGCCTTCTTGATCTTGCGGCTGGCTCCCGGCACGTCGTACGGGTACTCGTCGGGCATGTACTGGCCAAAGCCTTCAAACAACAGCCGGAACTCCAGCGTCTGCGCATAATGCAGGCGCTTGTGGATGCTGGACATGACCATCGAGCCGCGCTCCAAGAGCGCCAAGGTGGTTCCAACCTGTGCGTACTGGTTGCCATCCCCAATCTGCATGTCGGCGGTGCTGGACAAGCGCTTGCCTGCGTCTACAAGGAACCCCATCAAGGCAAACAGCACCTGGCTGGGCTCTTTGTACGGCAATGGCATCAGAGATGCTGACAATTCCGCCCCACCCGCGTCAATGTCGCGCCATTCCCCCGGCTGGATCGGGTCGTCGTTGTCCGCGATCCGCGCACCCTTAGCCTTGAAGCCCGCAGGCAGGTTGGAAAGGGTGCCCGCGTCAATTAATTGGCGCAAAGCGCTTGTCGCGGCCTTTCCAAGGCCCCCGATCAAGTGAATAAAGCCAAGGCCATAGGCTCCCGGGCCTTCAACCAGCACGTAATGCACGAAATAGTTGCGGCGGGCGCACTTTTCGTCGCTTTCTTTCCAATTGCGGCGAATCCCAACCACTTTGAGCGTGTCTTCAACCAAGGTAACAACGTAGGGGCGCTTGATCCCGGTCATATTCCCGTTTTCATCCAAGTCCTCAAAGCCTTGGAGGTCCAGGTCGACCAGTTGCTCAAGCAAAAACACCTCGCCGATGTCATCCACAGGGCGAATGCCTGTGATTTTGTCAATGGCGTCTTGTATCTGGCCCGAATCAGCCGGTGAGGCGTAGGTTTCGACGTAAACGTCAAGGTATTCACCTGCTACCGCGCGTTTTTTGTACTCGTTCGAGTCCATTGCGATGCGGTGCGTGAGCCGTGGGCACTGAGACACGACGCTCGTGCCGTTGTACGGGATGTAAACGTCGTCAGCAAGGCACAGCTTGGATACCATGCGGCCCAACTGGTAGTCGTAGTAGATTTTCTTGAATGTCGAGCCGCCGTAGCCCGTATAAAAAAGCTGCTGGTCAAACTCTGGCGTGTACTCTTCCATCACGGTGGTGATCTGGTAGTTCATGAAGTCCTGCACGCGGCCCGCTTGCTGGAACTTTTCTACCGTCTCCTTGCCCATGATCTGGCTGCGCACAGGGCCGCCCGCAGGCATCAGCTCTTTGAACGCTTGAGCTTGGAATTGGATGATGGCTTCCATAAGCATGGGGTGCGTTGCACCAGCCGCGCCGCGAAACGGCTTGGTTCGCTCTTCCATGCGCATGCCCAAGAGATCAAGGCCCTTGGCGTACATCTGCTCCCAGTCGGAGCGCGAGCCCTTGTCAGCCTCAAACATGGCCGACACGTCAATGCCGATTTTAGCTAAGACGTCCGGCTCAATGACCTCGGCCAAGTTGCCGTAAAAATCCACCTCTTCGGCTTCTTGCTCGCCCATCTCAATGGTCGCACCGCCGTCCGATTCAATGATCACTTCCACATCGCCCGAGGGCTCGGGGATGCCGCGACCGCCGCCAATAACTATCTCAAGCGAGGGCATTTGGTTAAATGCTTTTTCGATTGCCATGTGTGTTCCTTATGGGGCTCTTGGAGACGTACGGAGCTCCGTTTTGTAATTCTGAAGTAGTGGCGTTAGATACGAGTCAGCTTCCTCAATGCGCACAGGCTTAAGATAGCTTTGTAGGAATCTAACAACAGCCCCGTCATATTTCTCAGGTGCTCTATTGCCAGTAGCACGGCCGTCACCCTTAATCTGCGTCACTACAGGTGTGTTTTCATTCAGCATTTTTACTTCAATTGTGTTGACAGGTCTATTTCTGTTGTCACGTAGAGTATAGACCCGATACTTGCCGCTGTTGAAGCCATCCCGCTTTTCTGTGGTGTAACCTATTCCGCCAGTTTCGTAGCCGCCAACAGAGTGGCCAACGTACGCGCCTTCCGGAACAGTAGCCTCTCGCTTTTCAATGCGCTTCCATGCAAAGCCATCAAAGCCAGAGTCCTTGCCGAATTGCAGCAGCGGCGCGCTCACGCCGTCCGAGAACACCTTGTCGGCCACGGGTTTCCCCGACTTGATCCGGTTGACCATGTTTTCCAGCTCAAAGGCCTTCTCGCCTATTTTTAATCCACCCCGAACCGCGTCTTCAAAGCGGATGTTGGCCAGCTCCCGTGGAGGCAGCCCGGCCAAATAGGTATTGATGTTGTCTGGCTTAAACAGCGTCTTCAGGCTCTTGTCCATGTGGCCAACATCGTAGACGGGCTGTCCCTTATCAATGGCCGTGCGCACTTCTTGAGACAGGAGGTTGTTGCCTATTTCTTGTGTGTTGCTCCCAAGCATTCTTCGGCCATTGCCAAACTGTAAATTGACGTAGTTTTCCTGCTGCGCAGGCGTCATCTTGTTGTAGGCCGTTGACTCCTCGTAGGCCGCTAACAGGTCTTTGGCCTGATAGGTGCTGTCACTCATGACTTTTGTCGGCTCCACGCGCGCGACAGTGCCAACCTGCGTGTTGATTAGTTCAGGGCGCAGGCCTTGTGTAATCATTTTGTCGGATTCTGCATCTGCTGCCCGACGGGCCATATCGCGCCCTTCAGAGCCAATGGAGTTGTACTTGGAATCCACGGCGCGTGGATCGGTGGTAATCAAAGCGCCCCTAAGGTCCGTGGCCCGATCGTAGCGCCGGGTGAAATCTTCCATGGCTTCTGGATACTCTGGAAAGAACCGAGTCTGCGGAGCGCCTGGTCCTACAAACCCCGGCTCTGCACGCGTGCCCTCTTTTAAACGGGTCTTGCCCACCGTGAGCGAGTCAAGGAGGTACCTTGGAAACTCCTCTTTCAGAGCGGAGCCTTTGATCTTTTGCTTGGAAATTGCCGCTGCAATCGGATCGTCAGGCGTGCCAAACTGGCGTGTAAAGTAGTTACGAGCCTTCTTGTTCCAAAAGTCCTTGATCAGCTCTTCTTGGCCCACGTTTTGTCCAGCCACTGAGCGGGCGTTGCTCACGCCGCTGTTTAAGAGCTTGTCAATCTCGCTGACGTTTTGATTGCCGCCTATAGGACCGCTCATTATGGTGCTGCCGGTTGGGCGCACAGCATACAAGGGCTTGGCCGCCTCTGGCACCATCCCCGCTAAGGGCCCTTGCCCATCCATCACCGCGCGGTCCAGCTGCCTGCCCACTTCCATCGCGCCTGACTTGACACCTTTCTCTACTGCCGGGCCTACCTTGCGGGCCACGCCAGCAGGGTTGGTCAAGTTCGACAACAACTCGCCTGCTGTGTAAAACCCCTTTTGTGTAGGGTCGGACGGCGGGGCCGGGCGGATGCCCGCAGAAGACATCTTCTCCTTGATAAAATCGCTGCCCATAAAAGGCTTTTCGGTCTTGTAGCCAAAGGGGCGCATGGCCATCGTGGCCAAGTCCACCGGAGCGCCTGCTAAGTCATACGGTAACTCAGTCACACCCTTGGCCATGTCTATGTACGCTTGGCCAGAGTTTAAGGCTCCGCTGATCGGACCGGCCGTTCGGCCCTTTCCCGACGAGGGCGTGCCAAAGTATGGCTTTGACGCTTTTTCTATTTCCTCGGCGCTCAACTCGCCCTCTTCAGGGCTGCCCTTAGCGCGGTACTCGGGCCGAGGGGTCATGCCCTTTTCTGCCTTGGCTGCGCGCGCGTCCATTGCCTCTTGGCTCATGATCCAAGGCTTTCCCTTGGTCGGCTCGGTTGTAGACTGGCGGGCCATAGCCTCAACCAGCTTTTCCAAATCTGCTTGGCTCGTGGCCCGTGATCCGAGCTCCGCGCCAAGGAGGTTGTTGTGCGTGTCATACGGCAAGTCTTCCCGCGCCTCGCCAATACCCAGCGCCGAGAAAAACGTCCTTGGATTGCTGGTGTACTCGTGCGCGTTGCCCAAAAGGGCTGCTGCTTTGGGGCCGTACTTGCGTGCGACAGTGGCAGCGGCCAGCATGTGACGGGCCGCGTCCCGCTGGTCGTCCTGCCCCATCTGGTCAGGGAACATCCGGGCTGAAGTGTCTGTGGCGTAGCTGCTGACGCGAAAGATATTTGGCTCTTTAATATCTTTCGATACGGACTTTTTTGCCTCACCACCTTCTGCAAAGCGCTTTTTGGCCAGGGTGTTTTTGGACAGCGTCGGGCTTTCAAAGGTCGGCGCGCCCATGGTGTCAGCAGACAAGCCACGGGCCCTGTCCTGCGCAGCTTGGGTTCGGAGCTTGTACACGCGGGCAAGTTCCTCCATCTGCTCTTTAGCCGAGGCGTTTTTCTTCAACGCAGGGGTCAGGTCCTTGGCCGTGGACAGCGAGTCGTACGCCATGGCCATCTCCTTGGCGCTGCCCCTAGACGCAGAAGACGGCTGACGGCTCACGCGCTTGATGCTCTTGATGCTCTTGGCATTGGGCGACTTCGTAGGCCCCGTCATGCTTGCCAGCAAATCCCTAGCCGAGCCTGCCGGGTCCGTGTCAATCGGCTCGTCATCGTCCCCCTCGCTTGAGAGGTTGTATGCGTTGGCCTCGGCAAGGCCCCCTTTTGCAAAGCCGTACAGCTGGGCGGCACCAGGAGAGTAAATTCGGTTGCCCAAGCGGTCAGTCATCATGCCCGCGTTTTGCTGGCCACCCAGCATCCCCGGTGTCAAGTTAGGGTTACTGCCAATCGCGCCCATGGTGTTTATCGCGCCGTACAAAGGCATGTTGGAAGACCCAATGGCCGTGGTCCCCGCAGAGATGCCCGGGGCACTCGGCTGGTTAGACGCAAAAAAGTTGCTCGGGTTGGTGGCTTGGCTAAAGTCGCGCGCTTGCTGCTGCACGTCAAACGAAGGCATGGCAATGTTTTGCTGCGCTGTGCCTACGCCGCGAGAGGTGTAGTCCTCAAAACGCGGCCCGCCAGCTGCCGGGCTTTGGTAGCTGTTGTCCAAGCCGCCTTGCTTCGGCTGGTAGTATGGAAGGGGAGTGGCGCTAGGAGCGCCCGGGCGAGACAACAAGCCACTCAGACGTCCGCTCAGATCTAATTCGCCGATAGGGGAAGCCGCGCCAACAGCGCTCAAGTCCCTTGCGGAAGAGGGCTCGGCCCCTATGCTCCCTGCCGCCGCGCCGCCAGCAAAAGCAGAGCCGGGGCCTGCGGGAGATGGTTGTCCCAAAAAAGCCATCATGTCTCGCTGCACAGGTGCAGGGGGAGCGACCGGAGCAGGCGCTGAAACAGGGGAGGTGGGCTGGCCCATGGTGGGAACGGCAATGGCCTTGGCCCGCGCAGCGGCGTCCGCTGCCAACGCGTCCTTGATGGCTTGGGCCTGCGCTGCCTGCTGCGCCGCTAAGTCGGCGGCGTACTTCTCGTCTGCTGCTTTTCGAGAAGCGTTGACCTCGTCCAACTGCTTCATCAAATCAGCCGCTGTAGGACCTGCGGGTGTTGAAACCGGAGCAGGGGCCGGAGCAGGGGCCGGAGCAGGGGCCGGAGCAGGCGAGGATACCGCCCCTCTACTCCTGCCCAAAAACCTACCTATCCTGCCCAAAAACCCACCTTTAAACTCAGGCAAACCAGTGGACGGGTTGATGGTTCCCGAGCCACCCATCTTCTTGAGCAGGGCCATGGACTCCGGCGTCAAATAGGCCAAAAGCTCGTCACCGCCGCGACCGGCAGACGACACACGCTCCACGGCCTGCATGAGCTGCTCCCGCGACATCTTGCCGCGCGCCCCGACCTCGTCGGCCATTCGCATCAACTGCTCATCCGAGACGCCATCCTTTGCAGGCATACCGTCCAGCATTTCCCTGGCAGATTTTTCTCTTACTTCGCCCCCTTCAGCCATAAAACGATTGGCAATGGACATCGAGCCAAAGTTAAATCTGCTCGGATCGCTTACCACGTCAATCGCCGCCGCCCGGTTGCCCGCGTCCTTGCGCGCACTAGTAGCTGCCTGTTGCTGACGGGCCACGACCTCTGCTTCATCAAACGGCAAAACAGGGGCCACACCGCCAAACGCACCGGGCGCAGTAGGCTGCGTCATCCCAAAAGCAGCCGGTGTAGCAGGCACCGCCATGCCAAACTGGCTGCCCAGTGTCGGCGCAGCCGGGCCCGCATAGTCGCCCGTTCTGTCCCCCGCGTTGTATGCGGCAACCGCCTGCTCGTACGCATCAAACTTTGCCTTGTACGGGTTGTAAACGTCCGTGTTGTACTTACTCAAAGCAGTGTTGTACTCGTCCACCCGCCCCTTGTACGGGTTGTAAACGTCCGTGTTGTACTGCTGCGAAGCCGTGTTGTACGCATCAACTTGACTCTTGTACGGGTTGTACACCTCGTTCTGGTAACGCGATAGCTCGTCGTTGTACACGGTCCGCTGCTCTTCAAACGCGTCCAGCTCACTTTGACGCGCATCCAAATAGCTCTTGTCCGAACCACGGAGCACGGCCCGCTGCGTCGGGTTGGCAATACCGCCAAAGGCAAAGTTCTGCACTGGAAACGGGTTGGGGTTCTGCATAATGCCTCGGCCAATGGAAATGTTAAGGCATTTTAGCCGTCAATAGTACTCTGGCACAAGATCCCGCTTTTCCTCATCTTCCTGGTCATCCGTTCCCAAACTAATAAAGTTGCCCTGACGAAACCTCATCATCGCCATAGTGGTGCTGTCAACCATGTCGTCGTTGTCGCCATTGGGAAACGCCGCACACTCCTCCACCAACAACTCCGCCCACTCCGTGTCCGGAGCCCAAACCATCCCCGCCTCAAAAATCGGAGCCACCGCGTTGGCCCGCGAAATCTTGTCTGTCCCCGACTTCCTGCCGCCCGGCGAGTACATCGTCACAGGAATACTCATCCGGCGAAGCTCCTGCTGGAGCGGCGTCCCCGTGGCCTTGGCCTCAATCAACACGTTATCCGGCTGCCAGTGGTCGTACTGCTCCTTGGCAATACGCTTGAGCTCCGGAAAATCCCACCGCCCCCGCTTAACGTCCAACAAAACAATTGAAGCCCCTGAGTCCTCATTCAAATAAAACACACCCCACGTCGTGATCACAGAAAAGTCAGCAGTTTCCTTTTTGGAATACGCCGTGTCCATCGACTGGATAATGTAGTTCACCTCAGGCGGCTCATCCCTTGGCCAGACCCTCCACCACTCCCGCTTCAAGATCGCACCCTCATCATTCGTAGGCTGCTGCTGATACATCGCATTCCACTTCTGCACAGACAACGAAGCCCGGACCCCTTGCAGCTCCTCCAACTTCCAAAACCCCGGCCATAAGGGATTACCCGATGGCAAGATGGCTGGAAACTCGATCACCTCCCATTGGTCCGCGTTGCGCGACTTCTGCGACTTGAGCAATCGAGCCGTCAAATCCTTCGTCCCCCAACGCGTCATCACAACCACAATCGCCCCACCAGGCTGCAAACGAACCCTCGGACCCGAGGTATACCACTCCCACGCATTCTCCAAAGCCAAGTCACTCATCGCGTCCTGCTCCGAATGCGGGTCGTCAATGATCAAGACATCCGCGCCACGGCCCGTCATCGCGCCCCCCACACCCACAGCAAAGTATTCCCCACCCATGTTCGTATCCCACCGGCCCGCTGCCTTTGAATCCTGCTTCAAAGTCACATCCGTAAACACCTCCTTGTAACTCTCCGTGTCCATCAGATCACGAACCTTCCGGCCAAACCGCACGGCAAGCTCGCTGTTGTGCGTCGCCTCAATAGCCTTGGTTCGCGGATCACGGCCCATGAGATAGGCAGGCAGGAGATAAGAGGCAAACTCGCTCTTGGTGTGACGAGGCGGCATGTTGATGATCAACCGCTTCAAGGTGCCGTTGGCAATCCGATCAAAGGCTTTAGCCATCACGTGATGGTGCTCCCCGAGAATGGCGTTCGGCCAAACGTACTTTACAAAGTCGATAAAGCTGCTCCTGGCCTTGGCTTGCGTGTCAAGCTGCGCGAGCCGGTATTCCAGCTTGAGCCGTTCCGCGTCTATTTCTTCAGGGATCATGGGGGTCCGTTTCGTTTCAAATTTGCACAAATTTTGACACGAGTTGACGATTGTTGACAAGGGGGTGGGTTTTCCCTTAGGCGCTAAAAAGTGTTTCACGTGAAACATAGCCTGTAAAAACGGGCTAGAGCCCGCGCCAGCCAAGCCGGGGCCGTTTTTTGGGGGTGGGGGTAGTGGGCACTCACTTACGATCTAGGCCACGGAAACCGGGAACCAGGCGCCAGCGGACCACGGACCAGTCGGACTAGGACCAGGCGGACCACGGCCAGGCGGACCACGGCCAGTCGGACTAGGACCACGGACCACGGCCAGTCGGACCAGGACCAGGCGGACCACGGCCAGTCGGACCAGGACTAGGCGGACCACGGCCAGTCGGACCAGGACCAGGCGGACCACGGACCACGGACCACGGACCACGGACCAATCACCACCGGGCCAGCGGCATTTATTCCGAAAAGGAATAAACACGGGCCACGGATCGAGCACCAGCTGAGTGACACGCGGCCCACGAATCAAGCGGCATTTATTCCAAAGAGGAATAAACACGGCTCGCGGACCACGGCCCCCGGCTAGGCGACACGGGCCACGGGCCACGGGCCACGGTCCCCGGCTAGGCGACACGGACCACGGTCCCCGGCTAGGCGACACGGGCCACGGTCCCCGGCTAGGCGACACGGGACACGGGACACGGGACACGGGACACGGGACACGGGACACGGGACACGGGCCACGGGCCACGGGCCACGGGCCACGCGGTACGGTACACCGGCCACGGTTCACGCGCTGGCAGAGCAGGGACCGCGTGCCCGTGACGACTACCGAGCGGCCGGTAACATTTATTCCAAAAAGGCATAACCCTATGACTTGTGTAATGTACCTACGCGAAAAAGCCCGGCACGCGGCCGGGCTTGATTTGGGGTGAAAGAAACTGCGGTAGGTTATAGGCTGCCACTATCATGCAACCCAT